CATGGCGTCGTGGGGACCTTGAACCAGACCTATGATCTGTGCATACAAGTCATCAAGACTGTAATTGTTGTCTAACACAGTGTCAAACTCAGTACCAACCCAAGCAGTTTCGCTGGCATGTATTCCAAATTTTTCTAGTTTTCGCTGACTCAGCGCCCAGGTTGAGTTGCCATTAGGACCACGATTCACACTCACAGCCGCATCGTACCAAGTGGGCTCGGGTCCACGCACTACTCTAATCACACGACCCCCGGCATTTCTAATGGCTCGTATTTCGTTAGGAAATCTACAATCGCTTATGACAACATCGTCTTGACTGTGTCGCAGTTTGTTTTCTAAACTGGCGATCCAGATGTCATCATGAAAACCTGCTCTGCATACTTCTGTGCCCCAGTATTGCAAGATCCAGCGTGGCGTGAGTGTGGGCATGTGCAGGCGTTCTGCCCACCATGGATCCACTTGTTCTCGCCAGGCCCGGGCCTGTGCTGTGCGCCCTTCCAGCATGATTCTATCCCAACCAAACACCTGTGCCACTGCATCTTTAAGAGTTGATGCAAAACTTTCTCTTCGAAACTGATGTAAATTAACCAGGTAGTCAGCCACAGTGTCTTTGCCTGAACCAATAAATCCACAGATGCCAATGATCATTTGAGTTCCTTTACGTTGAGGTATTTAAGCGTATTTTGAAGCATTCCGATTTGTCTGCGGCAGTCTTCTAGAGCATGATGGCTGGTGGAGGGGATGGGTTGGTCTGGCCATAGACTGAACACAGTTCTTGAGTCCCGTACCATGTAGTACTTCCAAGGCAAGGGTTTGTGATAACTCTTGTATGCATGCTCAAGAATATTCATGTCATATGTGGGCCCTTGGCTCCAGATCAACTTGGAGTGCCAGATCAATCGACTCAGATCATCTAGTGCTTGGTCCAAAGGAATACGATCTTGTTCTCCAAATGCTTCTTCTCTGGCATGCTCCGGTTGAGTTGCCCACCACGCAATTGTGCCATCGTCAATGGAACGATTTTCTTGACTTTCTAAGGTGATCCTGGCATAGTAATGCTGTTCGTAGAAGCCCGACCCAAAAGGATCAAATGCTTGAGCGGCTATGGTAAGAATGGTAGTGTCTGGGCCTGTTGCCAAGCCCTCGAGATCAATCATTAGGTGCATTCAATGATTGTAACAGAATAGCAACGAATTGTCTACAGCGTGTTAGCCGATCACCCAGGTAAGTGGCTGACTTGCATCCACGTACAATTTGAGTTCTTCAATCTTGGCATCCATGACAGCTTGGCCTTCGGCTTTCATTGCGGCACCGTTTAGACTGCCGCCGCCCTGTGGGCCGGCAATGGTAGCAAATTTTTCACGGGCTTCGCCGATGATCATTTTACAAGCACCGACCATGTAGTCTCGAATCCACTGGCTGATTTGATAATCACTCAGTAATTGTATTTCGGGTTTGGTTTGATAGGTCCAAAGTAGCACAGTTTCGCCAGAACCTTTTGGGTCACGGATCAGTTGCAATTTCTTGGTAACCGGATTCCAAGTGTAATTCATGAATCCGCCAAACATACGTGCTGCCAGTTCAACATACTGACTGTAAAAATCGTATGTGGCCAGGCCGCCGGCCACGTTGAAGTTCATGAGATAAACGTTGATCGAAGCCTGTGCAAACGGATCAAAGTTTGACGCAAAAGGTCCGGTACTGTTGCCAAATTGTCTGCGAAATATTTGTCTTACTGTTTGCACTTCCTGCGGCAATGTGTAGATGTTCATGTCTTGAATCAACTCCATGAAGATGTAGGCTTCTTCATAGGCGTTGTTGGCTCGTTGGCGGTAAGTGCCAATTGTGCGTTGATAGGCCGCTTCATAGTGTGCAGGGTCTAATTCAAGATCGACTATTTGATCGCCCATGGTTAATTTGCAATACTCAATGAGATTTTGCTTTAGCTCAGGCAAGGTGTTGTCAGACATAGGGAACTCCGTTCCCTATATTTACCAACTCTTGAGTATGATCAAGTTCTCTGTTCCGCGTCCGTTAAACGCTGTCTGCGTTGTGGTAAGATCTTTGAAAATCTTACGTGCTGCTGGCTTGCCAGCAGCCTGTATTGCTCGGACCACATCTGCAGGTTTGCGCACAGTTTTTTGTAGCGTTTCTGCTGTGCTGTAGCCAATTATGCTGTTGCTCTTTATGGTAAATGCCTGTGTGTGGCTGTCTGCCACCAGGTGTATGAGCTTGCGCTTCTTGGTATCATACAACCAGGCTTCGGCTTTGTCTACTAGGCTGGCAGCTGGCAAGCCTTTGAGCTTGAGTTCAACAAATTCCACAATGTGCTTGAACTTGGCCGCACGTTTCTCTGGAGGCACTGCCTTGACCTTGCGTGGTTTGCGTTCCACTTTCTTGATCTGCACATAAGCACCACAGTCGTTGATCACAGTTTCGCAAAACTTCACACAATTACGCAATTGAATCTTGGTCAAGTACGAGTATGCCTCGACCAGCAATGGATCACGTCCAGCCACAGCTTCTTCAAATTCTGCCAACTTGCGTTTCCAGCGATTGGCGATTTCACCGATCATTTGTGGCACCACATTCATGCCACGTATGACCATGATGGGTTTGTAGTCTGCTGACATTTTGGCACCGCTTGACATAAACTCGTCAAACATAGCATCAAGCTCGGCTGCACACTCGCCAACTTTTTCTCTCAGTCGATCTTGAATGTTGGGTTTGCTTACCACAGGCTCGTCAGCAGATTCTGACACTTCAGTCTGCTTGCTGTCAATGATTTCGCGCAGTTGGGTTTCCAACTTGAGCTGTTCTGCGTCATGCAGTTGCAGGCCCACCATGCTCATGCGACACAGCCATCCTGTGGTCAGGCGAATTGCCGAGTCTGGAATGCCGCGGAGCAATCGCACATCTGCTTTGCGCCCGTGTGCTTCTAGATAATTCACAATCATGTCTCGTGCATCTTTTTTGCCGTAGAAATAGTTGTACCAGGAAAATGCCTTGCTGAGTCGACTTATACGATACTCAGTGGGCTGGATTTGCCAAGTGGGCTCCATGCCCAGGATATTGGTGTCGGAACTGCGGGGGTTTAGCAGTTTAATTTTGAATGTGGTACTCATGTGTGTCCTTACTTATTTTACAGGTAAATCTTTGCAGAGTTCAAACAATTGCATGGCACGTTTGAGTTCAAATTTTTTGTGGTTGTACATGTACTTTCTCTTGCGCTCTGCAATGTCCAGGGCTGTCATCAATCGCCATTTGGTATCAAAATCTGCGGACATCAGAATTCGATTCATGTCAACAATGTCCAGACTATACTCCACCCATTTTTCTGTGGCTTTTATTTTGTCGTATGGCACAACGGCTTTGGACTTGTTGGTGGCTGAATACTTTGCAACAAAATTTGCTGCCTTCATACAGACTCCTGTAGTGAACAAGTGTGTATTGTAACACTTGTTGATTATTTGGTCAACTGGGCACAAAGTAATACTAAAGTAGCATCTTGCTCGTTGCAGAATGTGATCCAATATGGACGTGAGCCTTTGCGGCCGTCGCCAAAATAGCTAAACCAGGAATCTGCACGATTGTAGCCATGCCCGCCCAATTTGTTGCGGGCCACTCGTTCGTACTGGAGTGCAATTTCATCCCAGCCATCAAAACGCAAAGCAATGGTGTGTCCGTTGTCGCGAAATTGACGGTATCTGCGGTTTAATTTAACTACTTTCATACCCGAATTATAGCAGTTTGAGATTTATTGGTCAACCGCCCATAAATACTAGACTATGCCACGTTTAAGCCTTTACCGCCCCAATAGAACCCGAGATTACCAATTCCTGGATCGTACTATCTCTGAAATGTACACCGTGGGTGGCATGGATATTTTCCTGCACAAGTACATGGGCCCACAAACTGGGGGCGAAGATTCTGCGCTGTCCAGCAACTATGATACCACACAACCAATTTATGACACTCAAAGTCCTTTGCACATACAGGATCTGCTGTTGTTGGAAAACCGTGACAGAATATACGATCAAGATGTTTATGTCATGCGCGGTGTGTACAACCATCAAGACATTGATTTTGATCTAACACAGTTTGGGCTGTTCCTAAACAACGATACCTTGTTTATCACATTTCACTTCAACGACATGATTGACAATCTGGGTCGCAAAATCATGAACGGGGATGTGCTGGAAGTGCCCAACTTGAAAGATTACTATCCTTTGAATTCTGATATTCCTCAGCCCTTGCCCAGATACTATGTGGTACAGGATGCTGACTATGCCACAGAAGGCATGAGTCAAACCTGGATGCCACACACCTGGCGTGTGAAAGCAACGCCAATGACCAACAACCAAGAATTCAAAGACATACTCAAGAAACCTGTGGTATCAGAAAACATCTGGGACAATGGCAATTTCTATCCCACCGGCTGGGTCACAAATGCAGGAGATGTTTATTACCAAGCTCTCAAGAATGTGCCTGCAGGTACAGATATTACCAATACCGAATATTGGGCTGTTTATACACCACCCACACAAAGTGATGTGTTTAGTACCAGGACCAAAGACAATCAAATCAATGATGCTATTCTTGCACAAGCAGACGTGGAGGTGCCTGTATCTGGTTACGATACACAAAAGTTCTACATTGTGCCCACGCTGGACAACGGTCAACCTGCCAACCCAACATCACTTACCAATGAAAGTGGCGACACTGTGGATGGCACACAAGGTGGCATGAACATCACGCCCAAGGCTGATGGTTATACTGTGGGTTATTTGACCGGTGACGGCATACCACCAAACGGATTACCAGTCACCACAGGAGTTGCCTTCCCACTGAGTGCTGTGGCAGGCGATTTCTGTTTGCGTTTGGATTATTTCCCAAATCGCTTGTTCCGTTACAGCGGACAGCGTTGGATCAAGATAGAGGACAAAGTGCGAACCAATCTCAACAACGGCGTACCCAACGATACTTTACGCTCCAGCTTTGTTAACAATACATACACTGTGCCCACAACAGATCTTGGCAACATTCCCAGTCGCCAAAGTCTCAGTCAGATACTCAAGCCACGTGCTGACAATGGAGACCAGAAAGGTTTCCAAGATGCCAAGCCTTATCCTGACACACAACCAGGCCAGAAATCGAGTTAAACAATGCAACAACAATTTTTTTATGATGCACAAATCCGACGTTTTCTATTACAGTTCACCAGGATCATCAGCAATTTCCAAATTGAATACGGCAACGAAAACAATGGTGTCAACAACGCTGCGCTGATTCGTGTGCCGGTTCGCTATGGCGATGCCAGCCGCAATGCTCAAGTTATCATTCAAGAGAACAGCCGCAACTCAATGCCAGCAAGTCCGTTGATGACTTTTTATATTTCAAGCCTGGATTATGATCGTCCCAGAATGCAAGAACCATATCATGTGAGCAAAATTCAAGTTCGCCAGCGTGAGTATGACACACAAACCGACACCTACGATACCACACAAGGCAATGCGTTCACAATCGAACGTTTGATGCCAGTGCCTTACAAATTAGGAATCACACTGGATATATGGACCAGCAACACCAATCAAAAAATGCAGTTGTTGGAACAGTTGCTCACATTGTTCAATCCCAGTTTGGAAATACAAAGTACTGACAACTACATTGACTGGACCAGTTTGAGTGTGGTCGATCTTGATGGTGTGACTTGGACGTCAAGAACTGTGCCAGTCGGCACAGACAATCCTATAGACATGGCCACTATCAAATTCAGCATGCCTATATGGATATCAGCACCAGCCAAGGTCAAGAAGCTGGGTGTGGTCGAGCGTGTGATCATGAGCATGTATGATGCTCAAGGTGATTTGAACAATGCTGTCACAGACAATGATTTGTTGTTGGGAACCAGAGTCATTGTCACTCCTTGGAACTACGAAGTTGTGGTCATTGGCAATCAAATACAATGCTTGCAAGACAGGACCATAGTGCCCGATGGCAGCAATGAAAATTTAACTCCCACACAAATTGTAGCCAGCAGCAGTTTGCTATGGCCTGCAGTGATCAGTGCTTATGGTGTGTTGCGTCCAGGGATCAGTCAAATTAGATTGACTCAAGCTGATGACTCAGTGATTGTGGGTACCATAGCTATCAATCCCAATGATGACCGACTGTTGATCTACGATATTGACCAAGACACAGCTCCCCAAAACACCCTGGACCCTATCACAGCCATCATCGATCCGTTGGTCAGCGGACCTGGATACGGATTGCCAACGCCAGTAGTGGGTCAGCGTTATTTGTTGACCGAACCCACTGGATCTGCCATAAACATTTATCCTGCTGAGGCTTGGCTGGGAGATCTGGGACAGCCTTTGGTGGCAGCAGCAAATGACGTCATTGAGTGGAACGGATACTATTGGCAAATTGTGTTCAACAGCATAGCACAAGCCGATACCATACAGTACGTTACCAATATCACCACTGGCGTTCAGTACGAGTGGACCGGCACACAATGGCTCAAGAGCTATCAAGGTGTGTATCCGGGAGGAACATGGAGTCTGGTGCTTTGAAGGCAGCAGGTGTATGGTTCCGTAGTCGAGACACAGGGCGCTATCTCTATCTGTTGCGCAACGACAACAAACATCCAGGTGCATGGGGATTGCCTGGCGGCAAAATTGAAACAGGCGAAACCTTACTGGGTGGCATGGAACGTGAGTGCATGGAAGAACTGGGATTCTTTCCCACCTATCTAAGATTGATCCCGCTAGAAAAATTTACTTCAGCTGATTCAGCATTTGAATACCACACATGGGTGTGCATTGTTGACAGTGAATTTGTGCCCAGACTCAACTACGAACACCTGGGTTATGCCTGGATCGATGCCGGTACCTGGCCCAAGCCCATGCATCCAGGCTTGTGGAACACAGTAAACCTAGATGCTGTGCAAGGAAAAATTTTGTTGTTGGAACAAGAATTCAGCAAAGAATAAATCATTGCCGAGCAATATTTTGCAAAAAATCAACCATGTTGATGTGTGTTAGATTGGGAACCCCCAGCAGTTCACGAACTTCTGCTGTGGTTTCCCCAACCACTCTAAAAAAATTAATGCCAGGATAATCCTTCATGATTGTTATCAACTGTCTAAACCAATTGCCGGTAAACGTGGGGGCTCCTGAACTTTTTCTGTAAAATTCAGTGTCAGCATAGACATTGTTGAATCTGCCAATTTTGGTAGGACCCATGTCAAATCCAATTAGATAAATGTGTGTGGCTCCATCTATTGCAGCCTGTCCTGTTGCCACAGGACCCGAACTAAATCCAAAATATTCTTTTGCAATCCTTCTTGCACCAGTGTCTGGCAAAGGTTTGCGAGTGTAGTGAATGTTGCTGGCGCTGTAACCTTCTTGTTGTATTCGCTCACTGATAGGCGAGTCTGTGCTGACCAACACATCAGGTGCAAACTCACGATACATGGCATTGCATGCATATACCTTGCCCTGTGTTTTTAACCGCAGCAAATCTATGCCTTGGCGGCTGATACCATTACCCAATACAAATGCTACGGTCATAAAAAATCCTCCCAGTATGTAGCTGGGAGGATTCAGTCAGGTTAAAAATTAACTTGTAACGCTGGCCACTTGTGCCAACTGCAATGTACCGTTGGTTGATTGCGCACTTGCAACAACTTCTGCACCAGACCATGTGACTGTGCCTTCGTCCGTGAAGAAGTTGGTTGGGTAGAACAATTCGCCTGATTGGTCGTTTACACCAGAATTGCTGTTGCTGTAGTTACCATAAGTCATGCCTGTCCAATCACGCACCCACTTGTTGGTGATATAGCTTGCATAAACAGCAACTGAGTCACCAACGCTGAATCTAATGCTCATGTTGCCAGCTGTTGGGCTTGCTGTGTTTGAAAGCACACATTGTCCCACTGGGTACACTGTGCCGTTGCCGGCACCTACTGACAATGCAGTAAAAATTCTTCCCACTGCGGCTGTGCCACTCATTACGCTGGTCCAATCACTGGTTCCCAATGATAACACTTGATAAGTTTGTCCAACAATAAGGCCACTGCTGAGTGCAGTTGAACTTGCTGTGTAGGCCACCAAGAACTTGTGTGCACCTTTTTGACGTATGATTCGTCCTGCTCCAGCAGTTGTATTTGTACCATCATAAAGACTCAGGTTCACCACGCACGCAATTTCAGGATTGGTTGTGCTTGCAGTACTGGTAGTTGGCGATCCACCCACCACACCCAAATATTCAGTGTCACTGAGTGTGTCAACACTGGGATATACCGGCGCTGTCAAGCTGCCCATGTTTGGATATCCAGCATCGGTCAAAACGCTGTTGTTTGTTTTTTGTATTTTAAGAGCTCTTCCCATTTTGATTTCTCCTTATAGAAGCCCAATGCGGGTTCTAGCCGCTACGCGGTGGGATTAATCAGCCGCATAAAACACCGTATTGTGTTGACAAGTATTTAGCAGAAATTTAAAATACAGCACAACCCTGGTGTAAATATCCCATGAATCAACAACAAGCAGACTTAATCGAACAAGGCAATCAATATCGTGCTCAACACGAGCCCGAACTGGCGTTAAAATGTTATGCTCAGGTCCTGATAGAAGATCCTGACAATGCACCTGCATTTTGCAATTATGGCAACGTGATCCGTGAATGTGGTTACCCCGAACGTGGTATTCCGTTTTTGCAAAATTCAATTGCCATAGACCCTACCAACCCAACTGCTCAATTCAATCTGGCTGTGTGCTATTTGATGATGGGAGACTATCGGCGTGGTTGGCCACAGTATGAAACTCGTTGGCAATTTGAACATCTGGCCGGGACTGAGCCCAGGTATGTTCAACCACGCTGGCGCGGCGAAGACCTCAAAGACAAAACTATTCTTGTGATCGGTGAACAGGGCCACGGAGATTGCATACAGTTTTCGAGATTTATTTTTAACCTTCATGCCATGGGTGCAAAGATCAAACTACAGGTCACAGATGGGTTGATTCCGTTGTTGGGATCCAGCAGTTTGCTTCAAAATGTGGGCAGATACTCGGATGACCTGGGCGACTTTGACTACTGGGTGCCTATCATGAGCATCCCGGGCATCTTGGGAATCAACCTAGACAATCTGCCAAAATTACAAAACTATCTGAACGCTGATGCAGGTCTTGCGCAAGAATGGCTGAAGCGTCTGGGACCAAAGCATCGCATGCGTGTGGGTGTGAGCTGGAGCGGGCGCAAGGATTCCTGGATAAATCAACACAAGAGTGTGCCGTTTCCTGTGATTCTCGAACTGATCAAAAACAATCCCCAGTACGAATGGATCAACTTACAAGTCGATGCCAGTGCAGAAGAAGAAGAGCAGTTGAATCAAGCGGGTGTCACTAGATATCCAGGAGCAATACAGAGTTTTGCAGACACTGCGGCACTGATGATGCACATGGATGTGGTGATATCAGTTGACACTGCTATCAGCCATCTAGCTGGCGCACTAGGAAGACCCACCTGGATCATGCTAAACCAATACGGTCTTGATTGGCGTTGGATGCTGAACCGAGATGACAGTCCTTGGTACACCACTGCAAGACTGTTTAGACAGCCAACCCGTGGCGACTGGGCTAGTGTTGTTAAAAAGATCGAAAAATATCTAAGCTGGTACAAGGTTTAACTGATAATATCATTGATTGCAGATAGATCCTGGACTGTATGTTGCAGAGCCCGGACATATGCCCGATTCATATAGTTCCATGTGAATATTTAGCAAAAAGCCCCTTGCGGGGCTTTAGTTTTACGCTTGGTCTACGAACTTTTTCAGTTCTTCAGCCTTGGCCACAATGTCTGTGCTGGACGGAAAATCTGGTAAAGTTGGAAACGGATGCGTTTCTCGGTTGGCATCGGTTAGCTTGGAATGATATTCCTGCATCTTTGCTTCGCGAGTTTGATACACTGGCGTTTGAAGAATTTCTCTGGCCTGGTTTAGAAGTTCGAGACGAATCTCGTAAGGTGTTTTGCTCATATTTTTCTCCTTTGTGTGTATGTGTGTAGAACACGAGCTGTAGCTGTTGCTACAAAATTATTTATGTTGATTAACCACAGCCAACAAAAAACCTGCCGAAGCAGGTTTCTTGCCTTCCCATCCCTGGGAATTCTCTGATTAGGAGAATGAAAGGTTAGACACAGCGATCTCGCCAACATAGTCACCAGCATTGCCGAAAGACGATGCAGTGTTTGTCAACTCGATGTAACCATAACGTGTCATGAATGACACCACTGGTTCGAATGTGCTTGGATCCAACACAACGCCTGAAGACATCAATGGGATGTATGGGCAGTAGAATGCTGGAGCGTCTGCTTCTGAAGAACCCTTGTAACCAACCAACACAGGAGTTGTGTCAGAAGCATAAGAGTCAACGAACACACGCATAGCGCCGTTCAATGTACCAACAAACTTGGTGTTGGTTGGAGCTTCGAAAGTACCTTCTGTTGTACGAGCAAATGCGCTTGTGGTAGCAGATTGCAACACTGTCAATGCAGCTGAAGACACAACAGCCCAGTTACCTGCGCCACGACGTGTGCGTTGTGCGATCAAGTTAGCTGTACGGTTGATCAACACTGCCAAAGCAGCGTGTTCGTCACCAACGAATGTAGCAGTACCAGAAACAGTAGCTTGGTTGTATGTGAACTCAGTTGCAGCCAATGAACGTAGAGACAACAAGATCTCTTGGTCAATTTCAGCTGTAATTTCTTGAGCCAACGCAGCCATAATTTCTGCTTCAACGTCAATACCGTGCATGGCTTGTGCATCTTGTGCAGATTCAAAAGTCCAACGAGCTTGCAACTTACGTGTGCGAGCTTCAACAGCTTGCTTCAAGATTTGCACAGAAATTTGCTTACCGCCAGTGCCTTCCATTACTGCTGTCTGACCACCAGTATAGTTGGTAGCAGTAGCAGTAGCTTGAGGAACTGTAGAGTATGCAGTAGCAATTGTGAATGGTGACAATGCTTCAGTACCTGCTGTGACGCTGGTAGCGGCAGCAGATGTGTCTGTCAAAGATTGGGCATAACGCACACGCAATGTGTGGATCTGTCCAACTGGGCCAGTCATGGGCTGAACACCAACCAACTCGTTAGCAATAACGGTAGGCATCACACGACGAATCACTGGCAAAATCACACGGTTAAGTGTGGCGATGTTGCCAGATGCTGTGGAACCAGCTGTTGCGTTTTCTTTCAAATACTTGCGGGTATTTTCAAGGATAACGCCCATGCTGTTGCGCTTTGAGCCGTTAAGACCTTCAAGCAATGCTTCTTTGGTCTCGCCCCAGCGGCTTTCTAATAGTTCTTGTGACATTTAAGTCTCCTATAAAATTTTTTATAACCCTGCCAGGCGCTTGAGGTCAATCACATTGCTGCGGTCTTCCTGCTGACTACTTGGAACAGTTTTATCCCCAGTTGATACGGAAACGTTTTCTGAAATCACTTTTTTAGCTTTAACAGAGCGGTCTTCCAACACAGCCGGTAGATACTTTTCGAATGCGTTTTTCAAACGGGATGTTTGTACGCTTTCCAGTAAATTACGCATAACATCTTGCTTCTCTCGGTTGAGAGGTGCAAGCAACATTTCCATGGTGCTTTCGCGCTCATTGGATTCTTTGATTATGCGTATTTCACGTTCTTTTGACTCGACAACGACTTTTGCTCGTTTGGCGAGTTTGATGGCTTCCGCCAATTGCTTGTCACGATGTGACAATGCTGAATACAACTTGCGAACTTCTGCTTTCTCATTGAGGTGAGTAGCACCAAATTCACTTGCGTATGCTTCAAAGATACGACGACCAAAATTGTTCTCACGAGCAACTTTGATGTCTTCCTGCAATTGTGTAAGTTCGGCCTTCAAATGACGGCTAACAGCTTGGCTCATCTTCTCAGCAGATTCTTTTACGAAACGTGCTTTGAGTGATTCAAGTTTACCACGTGCTTCGCGAACCAAGCGGACTTTTGTTTCCACTACGTCACGCTTGTCAGCGGCAAATTCTTGAATCTCATGTGCCAATGCATGTACCATGAAGTTCTCAAGTTTTTCAAGTCCTTCTGCATGCATTTTACGATCTTTGCGCAGTTCGCCAATTTCTTCTGCAAGTTTTGTCACCATAAAGCTGTTGAACTTTGTTGCTGACTCTTTTACCTTGTGTTGGAATTTGACGCGATCTTCAGCAAGTGCTTGCTTTTCAGCTTGTACTTGTGCAATCTCTGCGTTCAATCCTTCTGTTACCATTTTGTCTAAGGCTTCCACCATTACTGACTTGTCGTGCTCATAGCGTTGCGCAAATTCCTCACGGAGTTCTGCGCGAGCCTGTTCACGAGCTTCACTTAGCTTGGCTTCCCATGCTTCGTTAATCTCCATACGAGTTTCCTCGGTGATCAGGTCACTATCTAGCAATGGTTTGATAGCATCTAACATGCCTGGTTCTCCTTATATTTTGAGATCTCTGATGAGCTTTTTCACTTCATCTTTGAGATATCTCTGCACTTTGTTGTCTTGCCCAGACTCACGTGCCACCTCTAACAATCTATGACCGTACTTCATATTCATGAGACCTTCATATATTGCTTTGGGATAAGCATTAGGGGCACTGGGTTGTGCAACTACATCTATAGTGACTATTTCAAAGTCACTAACATGTCCGGTTCTGTCGTCTACGTTGCCGCTTCCGCGGCTGGATACTCCTAGCTTTACTCCAGATGTCAGCAAGGTTTTAATCAACTCGCCCATGGGCGTTGGTAAAATCTTTAATTTGCCACATCCAGCATCACCATCCATCCACATGCCGTCAACACTATGGCAAACACGGTCTAAGTTAATCTTGAGATCATCGGGATGATCCACTTCACCTAATACTGAATTACCTTCTTTAATCTGTTGATTAATAGTGTTTACCGCTTTGCTGATTTCGTGCAAGGGATATACTCTGTCGTTTGCATTGCGCTTGTTGCCTTCAATGCAAATACCTTTCAAATAGAGATGCTTACCTTGACCATCCGCGCTGGATTCCTCCAGCACTTGGATATTGGCCTGATTAAATGTAAGTTGCTCTCTTAGGGTTTTCATGGATTAACCGCGAGCTACTGGGCTCTTTGTGTTAACGCCGCTGGCTTGACCCAGATGTGGCTTTGTGGCTGGCTTCAACTGTTGACCTTTGGATTGTGCAGGTGTGTTGCCCACTTGTCCGATCAAGTCTTTGGTTTGATTGCTGTAGGCTCCGGCTGCATCATGCTTGCCGCCACCTTCGCCACCGGTATGTACTGGTTTCACAGTGTTGCCAATTGGGCCTTTTGCACCTGCATTGGCAGCCACATTAGACTTCTTGTTGACGCTGCCTTCTTCTGAAGTCACTGGCTTTGGAGCTGCTTTCAAGCTGACTGCTTCAAACATGCCGTTATTTTCGTCCATTTCGCCGGTGTCGTCCATTTCGATGGCGTCGCCGCCTTCTTCTGGTCCAAAACCATCGCCGTCACCCATGTCGTGCTCTCCGCCCATCAAGTCTTCAAATTCGGCCATCAACTGGTCCAATTTGTCTTCAAGGTTGAGAATGTCGTCTTTGCTGGCCGGCTCATTGTCAGCGTCATGGTCGCTTGGGCCGCCCATGTTGTCCATGTCATGATCGCCACCAAATTCGTCGTGGTCCACAGGCTCTTCGTCTCCGAAGTCTTCTTCGCCTTCCATGCTCATGTCTTGCTCTTCGTCAGCTTCGATGTTGTCGATCAAGTCGTCACTGGCGTCGCCGCCCATGCCTTCTTCAAGTTCGTCATCCATGCCTTCTTCAAGGTCTTCGTCTGCTTCTTCTTGCATCAAGTTTTCATAAATCTCACGGCTTTTGGCCACAACGATGTCGTGGAAAAGTTCGCGAGCTTTTGCGTCTTCATCATTGATCACGTATTCGATCAATTGTTCAAATCTGTTCATAAGGAAACTCCTATAGGTTAAAGTGTAATGTTATTTACACACTAGGAGAAAAAGCAG